TGTCTTATTGAGGCCGTCTATTTTGAGGCAAGGTCTGAATCTTTCATGGCACAACTGGCAGTTGCCAATGTAATTATAGAAAGAGTTAAGCGTAATAGTTACCCCAAGACTATTTGTGGTGTGGTGAGACAAGGAGTTTATAGAAATGGTAAGCCTGTCAGACATAAATGTATGTTTTCATATTATTGTGATGGTAAGCCTGAAAATATATCTAATACACGGGCTTATGAAGTGGCAACCAATGTGTCTAAACTTGCCATGCAGGGTGCTATCGTAGCTCATACAGAGGGTGCCACACACTATCATGCAACTTATGTTGAGCCTTATTGGGCTTTTGGTATAAACTTTACTAACCTTGGTCAGGTCGGCAACCATATTTTTTACATTGACACACAACAAAGGGGAGTGTATAATGAGCATAACAAATGAGATAGGAATGTTAAGAAAGAATGTAAGTCAACTCAGAGCAGTAGTAGAAGATAAAGAAATTACTATTAATAAACTTAGAAAAGAAGTAGCATTACTAACACAGACTAATAGTAATAATACATGGGCAGAGTACGATGACAAAAGTATATGATTTTGATTGGTATAGATTAAAAAAAGAAGATGTTACAAGGGAATCAATGGGATACTCAAAAGAGTTATGGAACCTGATGAAAGATTCTGGATATGATATAAATAGTGAAGAAGATATTGAAAAGTTTTTTGAAGAGTTAGAGGACTTAGATTAAGATGGCTAAAAATATGTGGCAGAAAGAGCGTAGCGGTATGCTACGTGATTTGATCAGAGAATACATTGAAGAAGGTTATGAGCATAGGGATGCTAAAAAAATTGCTACTAAAGAAGTAGATACTCTTATGGAAGACCGGGTGTCTTTTGTAGACACGTTGTGGGAGGACACCTTTGATGACTGTTGATCTTATAGCTCACATGGGTAACGATCTTACTGTGGTCAATGCAGCAAGGGTTAGCTTCTCCAAAGAATCAGAGTGGTTCAATACCGGCATACGCAGTGTTCAAAATCCTGCTAACGTATTGTTAGACAAAGATAAAAAACTAATAAACTACCTTGCCAAGCACGATCATTGGACACCCTTTGGACACTGCTCTGCACAGTTCAGAATAAAAGCACCCATCTTTGTTGCACGTCAACTGATGAAGCATCAGGTTGGGCTTGTCTGGAATGAGGTTAGCCGTCGCTATGTAGACAATGAGCCGGAGTTTTGGGAGCCTGATGCTTGGCGATCAGTTGCTTTGGATAAAAAACAGGGGTCAAGTGATACACCTATAGCATCACCATCGATGGCTGATGATGTTCTTAAAGAATCACATGCCCACACCCTTGCAACTTATAATAAATTACTAGGGTATGGGGTGTGTCCTGAACAGGCAAGGGCTATCCTTCCACAAAGCATGTTGACAGAGTGGTACTGGTCTGGTACACTGGCGGCATTCGCAAGGGTGTGTGGCCTACGTACCAAGCCTGACGCTCAACGTGAGACGCAAGAGATTGCTCTGGGCATACATAAACACATGGAGAATTTATTCCCCGAATCATGGAGAGCATTATGTGGAAGTTAATTCTTAAAAAGGACATAGGAGATGTGGAAATTAATTCTTACAAGACCAAGAAAGAAGCAGAAGAAGAACTACAAACCCGTGAACGTCTCACGCAGCATCTTACCGGATTTTCTACACAAAGAGTTTATGAAATCAAGAAAGGATAAAGTAGTGGTAGTGCTGCTTGAGGTTTTTAGTTCACAGGATAGGCAAAGTTTACAGCTATCCTTTAAGGATACTTGGAGAAACATGGAAAGGGTAGATAAAATAGAAACTCTAATTTCAATTGAAAAAGAGATTGTAGGTATGCGTAAAGAACTGTGCGTTGATCTGTACAAGATGGGTAAGGGCAAACTTTAAATATGTTTACGGAGTTGTAAATGCAAAATCAATCTGCTAGCATGGGGCCATGCCCCCACTGTGATTCAAGTGATGCTTATGCCACCTATCCTGATGGACATAAGTATTGCTTTAGTTGTGAAAAACATACACATGGAGACGACATGAATAATACAAAACCAAACAAGGTAATACCTATGCAGAACCAAGACAAGTCGGCGTTTGTTTTCTCAGACATCCCTGATCGTAAGCTGTCAATGGATACCTGTAAGAAGTATGGTGTTACTGTGGCTAAGGAGGGTAGCATCATTGACAAGCATATGTATAAATACTTTGATGAAAATGCCAACCATGTTGCTTCCAAGTTCCGACGTACCAGTGACAAGGCGTTCTGGTCAGAGGGTGATCTATCATCCTGTGGTTTGTTTGGACAGAATGTGTTCAATCAGGGTGGTAAGTTTATCACTGTCTGTGAGGGTGAGCTTGATGCTATGAGTGCCTTTGAACTTATGGGTTCTCGATGGCCGTCAGTGTCTATCAAGAATGGTGCTGCATCGGCAGTGAAGAACTGTAAGCAATCGCTGGAGTATCTTAATAAGTTTGATACGATTGTCCTGTGCTTTGACAATGACAAGCAGGGCAAGGATGCAGCACAGGAAGTAGCCAAGCTCTTTGAACCTAACAAGTGTAAGCTTATGGACCTTGAGCTGAAGGATGCTAATGAGTATCTGAAGATGGGACAACGTGAGAAGTTTACACAGACATGGTGGAACTCACGTACCTTTACACCGGCAGGTATCATCAACCTTGGTGATCTTGGTCGTAGCCTGTACGATGAGACAGTCAATCAGACCTGCCCCTATCCTTGGTCAGGACTGAACGACAAGACCTATGGTATCAGGACAGGAGAGCTTGTCACGTTCACCAGTGGTGCAGGTATGGGCAAGAGTAGTATCATGCGTGAACTGATGCATCACATCATGAAGAATACAGAAGATAATCTTGGTGTGCTGGCGCTGGAGGAGAACACTCGCAACACTGCCTTCAACATCATGAGCGTCGAGGCAAATGCTCGCTTGTATATCAAGGAGATACGTGACCAGTATACTCAGGAACAGTTGGACGATTGGCAGGAGAAGACCATTGGTTCTGACAGGTTCTTTGCGTTTGATCATTTTGGTAGCATGGAGAACGATGAGATACTTAGTCGCATCCGTTACATGGCAAAGGCACTTGACTGTAAGTGGGTCTTCCTTGACCATCTGTCTATCCTTGTATCAGGACAGGAAGACAATGGAGATGAGCGCAAGTCTATTGACATCCTGATGACCAAGCTTCGTTCTCTTGTTGAGGAGACAGGCATCGCACTGATGCTGGTCAGCCACCTACGTCGCCCATCAGGTGACAACGGGCATGAGAATGGTCGTGAGGTTACGTTGTCACATCTTCGTGGCTCTGCATCTATTGCACACCTATCTGATAGTGTCATAGCCTTGGAGCGCAACCAACAGGCAGACGATCCTATTGAAGCCAACACCACCACGATACGTGTACTGAAGAACAGGTACACAGGCGACACAGGGATTGCAAGCCACCTACACTACGACAGTGTTACCGGACGCATGACACAGATAGATAACCCTTTCATGGAGGATGACAATGAGTGAGGTACGTAAGAAGTTTGATAAAACCCTTTATGATATTGCAGATAAGGCTGCAAAAGAAGCTATGATAGGATGGCTCAAAGACAGAGATCATACTGATATATCTTCTAATGAAACGACATACTTTGATATTGTATCTACCGTAGGCCCAGACCTTCCCCGACATCTATATGAAGTGGAGGTTAAGTATGCTTGGAAGGGCAACGAGTGGCCGGAAAGCTGGACAGAGTTACGTATTCCACACCGTAAGCAGAGACTGATTGACAAGTGGAAATCAGAATGTTATAATGATCTTCTTACCTTTGTTGTTTTCAACCATGACTGTACGATGGCATGGCATGTTGATGGTAATACATTAGCAGAGTGTGAAGTTAAAGAAGCTTCTAACTATAAGATAAGAAAGGGAGAAAAATTCTTTCACATTCCTGTAGAAGATGCATACATGGTGGACATGACACATGAGAGCGGTAGTTGATATTGAGACAGATGCTATTGATGCAACCAAGATACACTGTATCGTTGCAAGAAGTGCTGATACAGGAGAGACACGGCACTGGATAGGAGATCAGTGTCGTGAGTTTGGGGAGTGGTCAAAGAAAATAGATACCTTTATTATGCACAATGGTATCAGCTTTGATGCTCCCCTTCTTAATAAGTTTACCGGCTCTGATATTAAAGTTAATCAGATAGATGATACACTTATTAAATCTCAACTCTACAATCCTATACGTGATGGTGGTCACTCCCTTGAAGCATGGGGTAACTTCTTAGGACATAAGAAGGGTGACTACCACGACTTCTCTCACTTCAATCAAGAGATGTTGAGGTATTGCTACATCGACACTGCTGTTACTATGGAGACATATAATTACCTTAAAGAAGAGGGCAAGAAGTTCTCTGAAAAATCCTATGATCTGGACCGAGAGGTTCGTAGCATCGTAGACAAGCAACAGAAGAATGGCTTTGCCTTCAACATCATGAAGGGTATGACACTGGAAGCTAAACTTATGGATGAGCTTCACTCTCTTGAAGAGAAGGCTCACGATATGTTTCCACCTACCATTGTAGAGCTAAAGACAAAGACAAAAGAAATACCTTTTAATATAGCAAGTCGTAAGCAGATAGCAGACCGACTGATGAAGAAGGGATGGAAGCCTACAAAGAAAACAGACAAGGGTAATATCATTGTCAATGAGGCAGTGCTGGATACGATTAATATGCCAGAGGCTAAGATGTTCTCTCGTTACTTCTTACTACAGAAACGTACCGGACTACTGAAGGCATGGATACAGGCATGTAGTGAGAAGGAACGAGTACATGGAAGGGTCATGACACTGAAGACCATCACCGGCAGGATGGCACATCATGGCCCTAACATGGCACAGGTTCCGGCAGTGTACAGTCCCTATGGTAAGGAGTGCAGGGAACTGTGGACAGTATCAAACACTGACACCCATCAGCTTGTAGGTACTGATGCCAGCGGTCTTGAACTTAGATGTCTTGCTCACTACATGGACGATGCTAAGTTTACCAATGAAGTACTGACAGGTGATGTACATACAGCTAACATGAAGGCAGCAGGTATAAGTAATCGGGATCAAGCCAAGACATTCATATACGCATTTTTATATGGGGCCGGTCCTGCCAAGATAGGTAGCGTCGTTGGTGGCTCTGCCAGTGATGGACGTAATCTTATTGCTAAGTTTCTGAAGAACATGCCAGCACTTAATAAGTTACGTAAAGACATAGGTGCAGTGGCAGCATCAGGAACTATACGAGGTCTTGATGGACGTATGTTACACATCAGGCACGAACATGCTGCACTTAATACCCTACTTCAGGGAGCAGGTGCAGTGGTCTGTAAGCGTTGGCTTGTTGAGATGGACAGAATGATCTGGGAGCATGGCCTTGACGCCAAGCTTGTTGCCTCAGTACACGATGAGTATCAATTTGAGGTAGCCAAGCCAGACATAGAGAGCTTTACTAAAATAACAAAGGAGGCTATGTATACAACACAGAAGATTCTGGACTTTAAGTGTGACCTTGACTCAGACTTCAAGGTTGGAAATAATTGGGCAGAGACACATTAATATGTTGACACCTATATATTCGATGTGCTATAATGCACTTGTTGTTTAGTTAGTAGTAGACGACCTATCGGGGAATGATCCCTAACATGGCTGCAATAGAGCAGCACCACAAGGAGACTATTTTATGAACGATCCGATTTACATTACTGGTAAGTGCCACTATGCTTCTATCACTGAGCCGAACACCAAGTTCGATCCAGTGTGGAGCATTCAGATTGAAGTAAACGATGAGAATCGTCCTGTTATTGAGGGAGCCAATCTTCCCATCTCTAATAAGGAAGATGAACGTGGTGACTTTGTTACTATTAAGCGTAAGGTTATGCGAAAAGATGGTACGGAGCGTCAAGCTCCTATCGTAAAAGACTCACAGAATAACCTGTGGGATGGAAAGAAAATTGCTAATGGTAGCTTGGTAAATGTAAAGGCTATTCCTTTTGATTGGAACTATGCTGGTAAGTCTGGTATATCCTCTGATCTTGCAGCCGTACAGGTAGTAGATTTCATTGAATACTTGGACGGTACTGAGGACTTTGCACCTGTTGATGGTGGGTATGTTCAGGAGACTGTGGCGGAGACTACATCAGAAGCCGTCCCGTTCTAATATAACATAGGAGGTATAGGGGAGTGCTGCTTAATTAGGCGGCACTCCCTGTTTATATCATGAAGCAAGTTGAAACATTAGTAGAAGATATTTATAATTTATTTAACCTGACACCTATTAACATGGATGAAGAAGAAGTTGATAAACATATTGATACCTTTGGCGA